CCTCTAGCATTAAAGCATATCGAGTCGCATCATCTTCTTCCTCAAAAAGAAATAAAACTTTATGTCCGTATTGATCTTGAACGGCATAAGCACCGTCATCTTTTCGATCTTTAAGAGTCAGAAGAAACATTTTTATTCAACCTCGCAAGATTCTTTGTAAAGTTCCTCAAAAATTTCTTTGATGATATTTTTATTGATTTGAATCTCGGAGTCATCAATATATCGATTCAACAGAGTAAGTGTATTTTCATCTTCACTAATCTCAAAGTCTTCTTGATTTTGAATCTCAAAATTCTCAACAATTTTTAATTCATAGACTCCTACTTTATAAAGTTTATCCACAAACTTTTCAAAATCTTGGGGTCTTGTTTTTTTACGAACAATCACCTTGACAATTTTGTTTTCATATTCTGTGGCATCAAAAATTTGATATGGAGTATCCTCATAGTAGATGTTATAGAATAATTTATAAGGATTATTAATTGGAGTATGTTCAAGTGTTTCCGTATCAAAGATATGAAATCCACGAGTATCATTTACATCCGTCCAATACATTTCATAAGGATTACCAAGATAGAAAATGCGTCCATTATCAGAACGAGTGTGAAAATGACCAGAAAATACCTTTGTGAAGTTTTTAAAAATATTCGAGTCCAGTCCATGTTCCTCCATAATCATATTTCGATTCACACGAAAACCCTGAAGTTCCAGATGACCGAATGCAACTTTTGCTTTTGATTTTTGAATTGTTTTTAATGTTTGTTCTTGATTTTCTGGATTAATCCAAGGAACAAACAAAGTCTTAAGTCCGCCAATTGTAACTTCTTCCGCTTCACTGTAAGTCTTAATATTCGAATAAGTTTGAAGAAGAAGACTCGGTGAATTTACACTATTTGTCGTTTTGTAGTATGTATCGTGATTTCCTATGATCATATGAACATCATACTTTTTCAGAGGATCAAATACCACTCTCTTTGACCATTCAAGACTTTGATAATCAATTGATTTACGACTATCAAAGGCATCCCCCATATGAATGATGGTTTTTACACCATGTTCTTCAAGAGAAGGAAAAAAGACATTCTTATAAAAGAGTTCAAAATAATCATGAAGATGTTTTGATCCTTTTTTTGCACCATAGTGGCTGTCCGTGATTAAGCCCACCTTCACTTTTGTTGCCTCTTACTATTTTCTTTTGCAGTTTTCATAATTTAAAAGATTATTTGTTACCACGATATTGAATAGCATCTTTAATGCTGTTGTATTCACTTCTATCTCCCATAAGAAGACTGTCATCAACCATCATCACTTCATCAAATCCTGTTTTTTCAATAATTTTAGTCTTAATATCGAGTTGTCTTTTTTCTCTTTGAATTCTTCTTAGAAAGGCATAAATGATAATCTGAGTGAAATAGGCAAAGGGGTTTTCTGATTTCTCTGGATCAAAATTATCAATGTACTGCACAGAATTTTCAATACCATCAGAGATCATATCATCCCTGAACATATAATTTACAAAGTTTGGTTTATATGATACATGAGTTGCAATCTTTAAAAAACACTCTCCAATGTAATTTGGTATTCTTGGTTTACCTTCCCAATGAGTATTCTTTGGAGGATATCTTCCATACTTTTCATAATAAAGTTCCTTTGAACTATTCACCTGTTTTTTATGCACCATAAGTGCCTGTAAAAACTCTTTGTTATTAACATAGTGTTCTGTATTTCTTCTTGGCATTACTTTATCTTTGTTATGAGTTGTTTTTCGTTGTTCATATCATAACACATTTAAGGGGGCTTGACAAGACTCTCAAATCCCTTTAGAATATCTTTGTCAGAGAAGATAAACACATTTTAGCTATTAATTAAAGTTCTTTAGAGGTTCTTAAAGATCTTTTCGAGATTATTACGAGCATCATCAACAGAAGATAAATAACCCATCTTAGAAGAAAGTTTGATTTGACCATCAGAAGAAGAAAAGGTCATTGAACTATCATCTGTAATATAAGAATTATAAATCTCAATAAGTCTTTTATCATGAGATTCAGTCATGGTAATAACTTTATCTAATTTAATGATAAAGAAATCATCTGAAGACATCTCTATCCAAGGTTTTATTTTAAGATAAGATCCTTTATTATTATGAGAAGTTTTCATAACAACAGGATTTTGTAAAACAATTACAGGATCACCATCATTCTCATCAGTCATAATCAAAGAAAAGATCTCTTCACCAGAGACTAATTTTAAAATACAATAAAATTCTTCTTGTTCCATTAATTCTTCAACTGTATATTAATAATATCATAATTAAAGTTTTCTTCATTATAGATACGAATTCTTTCCATAAGATGATTCAGAGTATAATTTCTTTTTGACTTAAAGGTTATATCATCTGCAATGTCATAAAGAACTGCTTTGTTCTTTGTATTACTTTTTCGAAGACCTCTTCCAATAGATTGAAGATTACGAACTCTTGATTTTGAAGGAGATGCAAAGATTACATTATGGAGATTTTTAATATTAATTCCAGTTGAAAAAGTTCCATAAGATGCAACAATAATGGCATTATTCTCTTTTTCAGTAATCTCTCTCACTCTTTCTCTATCTTCTGTATCAACACCACCATGAACAAAAAAGACATGACGATTATCGGTCTTATGAGTATTTATGAGATCGTAAAGAGGTTGACCATGAGTTTCTACTCTAGAAAAAAGAATTAATGAATTTCCTTTAATATCTAATGCAAGATTCTTGATAAAATTATTTCTTTGTTCATGTGAGATCAAATATTGAATCTCTTCCTCATAATTTTCAAATTGATGTGGTGAATGTTTTAAAAGAAGAACATTAATATCAAGAGTTGCAATATGACCTTTCTTCATCAATTCATCTGTACGAATTGTTTGATATGAAGTACCAAATAAACCTTCTAGTACTAATTTATTCACCTCAATACCATCAAGAGTACCCGTGAATCCAAAACGATATTTTGCATCACAGAGTTTTGTCATGATTCCAACTAAGGACTTAGATTTTGCCTCATGACATTCATCCACAATGACACAATCAAATTTTTGAAAATATGATTTCTGCATTTGATATACAGATTGCCATGTTGAAATATAAACAGATTTATCACTCATTTTTTCGGTTCCCGACATGATAAGATGACAGTGATTTTCTGCACCCCATCCATAATCAATAAAATCTTTATAGAGTTGTGTAACCAGAGATGTTCTTGGTGTAATGATTAGAGTCTTTAGATTTTTATGAGTATAATATCTTACCAAAGAATAAATTTGAAGACTCTTACCTGATGATGTAGGTGAAAGAATAACTTTTCGATTATACTTCAGTGCCTGATAGACGGCATCTATTTGATAATCTCTTGGAGTATAATGAGTAATTGATTTTATGTAATCTTGAACTCCTTCCTTTGAAATATTTTCATTAATCTCAAAAGGAAGACCATAATACTTATTTTGTTTGAATTCATATGTATAGTTATGATCATCACAAAACTGAATGATTCGATCTAGAAGTCCAATATAAATCTCTCTGGTATTTACATTGAACAAATAAATTCTTCCATCCCACCATTTGTTTCTGTATGCGGGTGAATATTTTGCATTGGGGACTTCAAATTGAAAGGCATCTCTAAGTTCATAGTAAATATGAGGTTCTGCCTGAATTTGCAGATAGACTTCATTCTTTTTTGAAATGATCAAGTGAGACATTCATAACAGATTCGGTTAAAAATATTTATTGGCATTAAAAAAGAGGTCATATAGACCTCTATACTCATAAACCATTCACAAATTTTTGATAATCGATGCTATTCTTAATTTGAAAAGTTCGATTTGAAATGCATTTAATAATCTCCTCAAGAAATCTTAGAGTTACATCATAATATTTGAGTTTCATTTCAATTTTATTCAATCTCTCATCGGCGTCCATATGCCTCTGTAAGGTGTCTTTGTCTCGAAGTTTGTATGGGAATGGTTCTTCAACATAAACCTCTGCTGACGCCTTTCCTGAGTAGTAATTATGGCGTTCCAGTTTAACTCTTCGATAGGTTTCATGTGCCTTTTCTCGAAGTAGCATAATTGTGTTGTATATGGTATAATACTTGGAGTGTAGTACAGGGATTTTTAATGATTCATTATGAAGGTCATCAGGATCTATGATTGAGTCTTCTTTCCATAGTTCCTGGATTTTTTCAAGATCCATAAGGTTTGTTGTTTTTATCTAAAATACTGTAGATAGTATACTTGAATGTGACCCCTGCTGTAAAGTACTGAATATCCGTTGCTGTTGAATCAAATTCTAAAGGTGTCAAATCAATTGGATAAAGATCTTTAAACTTTACAATAAAATTTGTATTGAAATTACTGTTCAGTACATATAAAGATCCATCGCTGTATGCCTCGTTGGGATCTCGTGTTCCATCCTCATTCGTGGTTAAACTTTTATATTGTTGAGCACTTTCTGGAAATCCAAGTCCTGTAATCCAGTTATGAACTACCATATAATTTTCAAGATCTTCATCAACTATAAATTTAATAGTTAAATCTTCATATGAGATCTTATCACCAGGAATATCAAGATCCTTTAAATAATTTGAAAATGTTTCTGTTCCAAGAGTAATTCTAGGAATCTTCGCAGTGTTACAAAAAAATGTAACCTTGGAATTTTTTGCTATTGTAAATTTAAATCCTACTGGTGAAAGGAAATTTCTATTGGAAATTTGATCAGCACAAGGTTTTGGCATTTATTTTAAAGGAATATTGACTGGTTCTAATCTAAACGGTCTATGTTGAATTGGTTTTGATCCAGGACCGATCTGCCCTCTTCTTGCTCTATTTAAATTATTTTGTGTTACTGTATCTAGAGGAATTACACTCTTAGAAAGATCTTCTTGAAACTGTTGAAACGATTTCATTCTTTTTATTTTTATTTATGAATATGAGTCTCATCGAATATATTAAAAATAATTGGGATAAGTCTTCTTTTATGAAATTATCTCTAAATGAAAGTATTCGTTCTCAGATTGAGAATGAGACTCTGTTTATGAATTCTTATTATGATTCAATTCCTTTGCGTACTCGTGCATATGTGATCATAAATCAAATTACAGAAAATTCTCTTCCAAAATGTAAATGTGGATGTGGTAATGTATGTGCGATTGATAAGACCTATACAGAAAAAGGATTTAGATTCTATGCTAATTCGAATTGTTCACGAAAAAATAAAACAATTTCAGAAGAGTCTAAAAACCAATTGGAAAATTATGATTGGATTTATGATCAAAGAATTACTCAACAAAAATCAATTGAATTGATTGCTCAAGAATTAAATATATCCACCATTCCTGTTGTAAAATATTTAAAGAAACATAAAATTGATGATTTATTCGATGGTAGACAAAGAAATTCATATTCGACTCAAATTTTAAAAGATAAAGAAAGTCTACAAAAACTTTATGATCAAGGTCTCACTTGCGATGAAATTGCAAATCAATTAAGTAGTAGTAAAGCGACTATTTCAAGATGGTTAAAAATTCATAACATTGAAACAAGGGATTCTAATTTATATGACCGTAAGATCATAAGAATCAGTAAAGAAGAAAATGATCTGTATGATTATGTTCGATCGATTTATTCGGGTGAAATTATACAATCGAATCGTTCTATTTTAAATGGAAAAGAACTTGATATCTACTTACCAGAAAAAAATCTTGCAATTGAATACAATGGTTTATACTCTCATTACTATCGACCACATGAAAATACCGAATCATTGATTAAAGGAAAATCTTATCATTTAAATAAAACTTTAGAGTGTCAGAAGAAAAATATTCAATTACTTCAATTCTACAGTGATGAATGGTTATTAAAAAGAGAAATTGTAAAATCTATTATATCCAGTAAACTTAAAGAAAACTCCAAAATTTATGCTCGTAATTGTAAGAAAATAATTTTGGATACTCATGATAAAAATATTTTTCTTAATGAGAATCATATTCAAGGCGAAGACAAAAGTAAAATTAAATTAGGATTAATGTATAATGATAATTTAGTTTGTACAATGACATTCTGTAAATCTAGATTTAATTCTGATTATGAATGGGAATTATCTAGATTTGCAAATAAACAAGGAGTAAATGTTGTGGGGGGATTTAGTAGACTTTTAAAATGGTTTAGATCTGAATACAGCGGTAATATTGTTTCTTATGCAGATAGAAGATATTCAAATGGCGATGTATATTATAAAAATGGATTTGAAATGATCCGAGAAAATGCACCATCTTATTTTTATGTGGATAAGAATTGTCTAAAACGATATAATCGCATGATGTTTCAAAAAAAACTTATTGGTGCTTATGACTGTACTGAATATGAAAAAGCAAGAGAAATGGGATATAATAAAATTTATGATTGTGGTACAATTTGTTTTGGATTGACATAAAAAAAGAGGGGATTTCTCCCCTCCGAATGTTAATTCTCGTAATGAGACTCACATGAGATTTGATACTTTGACTCTTCTGTAGTACACATTAGAGTTAGTAGCAATGTTATCAGGAGCGGAAGCGGCGGTTGCGCCCTTGGCGAAGGGATTGGCGACGATTCCATAACGAGTCTTAAATCCAATTTTTGGTTGGAAGGTGTTCTCACCAACGGCACGAACCATTTGGAGAGGAACATAAGGACAGTAGAAGAGACCTGCATCATAAGGAGATGCGCCCTTATAACCTACAACATAGAACTGGTTAGCGGCAACATTAGCAGAATAAGGATCGATATAAACACGATACTTACCTTGAAGAACACCAGCAAAGGTGTTACCAGTGTCATCAACCTGAAGATTAGCGTTGAGTGCGGGGGTGTAATCAAGAACACCTGCCATGGTGAGTGCAGAAGCAACATCAGCAGAGCAGAGGATCATGTTACCCTTTCCTCTACGAGTTTGCTGTGCGATAGCGTTGGCATCGCGCTCGATTTGGAAGATAAGACCCTTGAACTTCTCAACTGACCAACGACCGTTGGAGTCAACATCGAGGTCAAAAGTACCAGCGGTAGCGGTATTAACCTGAGCACCAGGAACTGCAACCTTATAGATGGTACGGATGATTTCTCTGTTGATTTCGGCAAGAATCTCGGTGCTAAGAATGTTAGCGAGTTCTGCCTCGGCATTTAGACCATGAATTACCTTCAGGTCTTGTGCAAGTTCGAGTGAATACTCAGCCTTGAG